TGTTCGGCGGCACGTTCTGACGCAGAGAGGGGGCGACCATGCTCGACGAGACGCCCGAGCTCGACAATCCCGACTTCATGCTGCTGCGCCTCGGGCGCCGGCTGCGGAAGCGGCAGCGGCAGCTCGACGAGTGGTGGCTGTACTACCGGGGGCGGCCGCCGATGCCGCAGCTCCCGAAGAACGCGCAGCAGGCGTTCGAGGAGTTCCAGCGGAAGGCGCGCACGAACTTCTGCGGGCTGATCGCGAACAGCACGGTGCACCGGCTGCTCGCCCTGGGGGTGACTGGCCCGGACGGCGAGCCGGACGACCGGGCGTCGCGGTGGTGGCAGGCGAACCGCCTCGACAGCCGGCAAAAGCTCGTGTGGCGGGCGGCGATGTCCCGGTCGGTCGGGTACATGATGGTCGGCCCGCACCCGCGGCTCGTCGACGACGAGACCGGTCGGCCGGCGCCGCTCATCACGGCGGAGCACCCGAGCGAGTGCATCGTCGAGTACGACCCCGAGACCGGCGAGCCGGTCGTCGGGTTGAAGGCGTACACGAACGACCTCGACGGGTACGGGTACGCGCGTGTCCTGTACGACGACCGGTCGTTCCCGTACCGGACCGTGCAGCCGTGCGGGACGCGGCTGCCCTGGGGCCCGGACTCGTGGGAGTACCTCGGCGGCAGTGACGACGGCGAGCCGCACGACCTCGACGGTCTGCCGCTCGTCGAGTTCGCCCGGCAGCCCGATCTCGGCGAGGACCCCGAGCCCGAGTTCGCGTGCGTCATGGACACGCAGGACCGGGTGAACCTGGGTGTGCTCAACCGCATGGCGGCGAGCAGGTACAGCGGGTTCCGGCAGCCATGGATCAAGGGCCACAAGTTCGCGAAGCACAAGGACCCGACGACCGGTCTGATCACGGTCGAGCAGCCGTTCGTTCCGGGCCCCGGGAACATCTGGGTGTCCGAGGGCGAGAACGCTCAGTTCGGGCAGCTCGACGTCACCGACCTGCGGCCGTTCCTCGAGGAGCACGCGAGCGATGTCCGCGACATGCTGATCGTGTCTCAGACCCCGGCGTACTACTACGCCGGCGACTTGATCAACATCAGCGCGGACACGATCGCAGCGCTCGACATCCTGCACGTGGCGAAGGTGCGCGAGCACATCGCCGCGTTCGGCGAGTCCCTCGAGGACGTGATGAGCCTCGCCGCCGCACAGGCCGGCGTGCCCGAGGACTACACCGAGGCGTCGGTGCGGTGGGCGAACCCGCAGTACCTGTCGCCGGCGGTACAGGCGGACGCCGCGACGAAGCTGTCGAGCATCGGCTACCCGCTCGACGTGATCGCCGAGGATCTCGGCGAGTCGCCGCAGCGGGTCCGCAGGATCGCGGGCGGCGCGGCCGCGGCGAAGCTGCTTGCGGCGTCGCTGCTGCCGGCGAACCCGGCGCCGACGGCGGGCAACGTGCCCGACGAGGGGGCGACCGGTGGGTGAGGAACTGCAGCGGGCGCTCACCGAGCGGTACGACTCGCTGTCGCAGTCGCTGCGCGACCGGGTCATCACGTTCGTCCTGGACGCGTTCGACAGCCTCGGCTCGTACCGCGACGCGGACGCGGCCGAGTTCATCGAGCGCGTGCTGCCGACGATCCTCGCCGCTCAGTCCTCGATGGGGCAGATCACCGACGCGTACCTGTCCGCGATGATCGCCGACATGCTCGGCGGCGCCGCGGCCCCGGTCGGCGCGCAGCTCGACGAGGCGCTGCGCGGCGTGCCGCCCGAGGACGTGTACCGGCGCCCGTTCGTCACCGCGTGGACGGCACTCAGTCAAGGGAAGGCGTACGCGCAGGCGGTCGCCGAGGGGCGTACCCGGCTGCTGTCCATCACCGAGACCGACCTGCAGCTCGCCCGCACGCACGCCGCCCGGAGCGCGATGCAGCGGGGCGGGGCGCAGTTCTACCGGCGCCGTCTGTCCGGCTCGAAGAACTGCGCGCTGTGCGTGATCGCGAGTTCGCAGCGGTACCGGGTCGCCGACCTGATGCCGATCCACCCGGGCTGTCACTGCAAACCGGTCCCGCTCGCGGGCAACAAGGATCCGGGGCAGATCATCGACGAGGCTCTGCTGCGCGAGGCGCACGACGCCGTCGCGAAGGCGACCGGCAGCAGCGACGCCGGCGGCCGGGCACCCGATTACCGGCAGGTGATCATCACCCGGCAACACGGCGAGTACGGGCCGCTGCTCGCGGTCCGCCGACATGAGTTCACCGGGCCGGACGACGTTCCGAGCCCGTGATGCCCGCGCCGTCACGGCGCACCCCACGCTCACCCCACCCGACACGGGAGACACCATCATGCGTACGCGCACCCTGCCCCGACACCCCCGGACCCGGCAGCTCGCCCTCGGGTGGCGCAAGCCTCGGCCTGGCGAGGACGACCTGCAGCCGATCTGGCCGATCCTCGGCGGCGCCGGTGACGGCGACGGCGACGAGGGCGGCGACGACTCGGACGACGACGACGACCAGGACGACGACGCCGACGACTCCGACACGGACGGCGGCGACGAGTGGCAGGCGGTCGTCAAGCAGTGGCAGGCCGAGGGGTTGAAGCCGAAGCAGATCGCCGAGCGGCTCGCAGCCTCGCGCAAGTGGGAGAGCCGCGCGAAGAAGAACAGCAGCGCGGCCGAGGAACTCGCGCGGATCAAGCGCGAGGGCATGAACGAGACCGAGGCGGCTGTCGCCGCAGCTCGCGCCGAGGAGCGCGTGAAGGGCGGCGAGCGCATCGCCCGCTCGACGTTCCTCGCGGAAGCGAAGGGGCGGATCGAGAACCCGGCCGAGGTCGTCGACGAGATCAACCTGCGCAAGTACGTCGACGACGACGGCGAGGTCGACGACGAGGCGATCGCGAAGCTCGTCGACAAGATCGCCCCGAAGAAGTCCGGCACGGACAAGGAAGACGAGGACGACGACCGCGAGGGCGGGCGCGGCACGCGCCGTCGCCGCGGCGGCGGATTCGACCAGGGCGCACGCCGAGGCAGCAAGGGCAGCAAGGGCGGCGGCGTCGCCGCCGGCCGCGAGCTGTACGAGCGGATCTACGGCAGCGCCAACAAGAGCTAACACGGAGGAATGACCATGAACCTCAGTCAGACGACTGAGTCTTTCGGGTCGGACGATCAGTCGTGGCTCGGGTCCGCGCACGGCACGGACGCGACCGAGACGATCTCGCTCGACACCAGCACGTTCACGGCGGGCACGCACTACCCGAACGGGTACTTCCGCTCGGGCATCCCGCTCGGCCGGATCACCGCGACGGACAAGTACGGCCCGTACGACAACGCCGCGACGGACGGACGGCAGACCCTCGTCGGGTTCCTGTACGCCGCCGTCGCCGCGCCCACCGACAATACCGTCGACCCCTCGGCCGCGATGCTCACGCACGGCAAGGTGCGCACATCGCGCCTGCCGCTGGGCGCGGTCGACGCCGCCGGGCAGACCGACGTCGCCGGCTCGATCCGGTTCGTCTGAGAGGGAGTGATCTAGATGAGCTGGACTCTCGACACAGAGTTCATCGAGCCGACGATGCTTACCGGCCTGATCCGGACTGCGCTCGCAGACCTGCAGCGCAACCGGTTCACGCTGTCGCGGTGGCTGCCGAACGTCGAGGTCGACGACATCGCGTACGAGTTCACGAAGGGCGGCGGCGGGCTCGCCGAGACCGCGAGCTACCGTTCGTGGGACGCCGAGTCGAAGATCGGCCGCCGCGAGGGGATCTCGAAGGTCATGGGCGAGCTGCCCCCGATCTCGGAGAAGATCCCGCTCAACGAGTACGACCGGCTGCGGCTGCGGAAGCTCGACACGAACGACGACCGCGTGCTGACCCTGATCGCGCGGGACGCGCAGCGCCTCGCCCGGAACATCGGGGCGCGGTTCGAGCTCGTGCGCGGGCAGGTGCTCGTCAACGCGCAGGCGCCCGTGCCCGAGCTGAAGCAGACCGTCGACTTCGGCCGCACCGCCTCGCATAGCGTCACCGCGGCGACGCTGTGGTCGGACCACGCGAACGCGACGCCGCTCACCGACCTGCGGTCGTGGGTGAACACGTACGAGGACACGAACGGCGAGACGCCGGCCGTGATCCTCGCGCCGAACGCCGTCGTCGAGAACCTCGCGATGTGCGAGCAGGTGATCCGGCAGGTGTTCCCGCTCGCCCCGGCCGGCACGGCGCCGATGCTCAACGGCGACCAGGTGAACAGCGTCCTGCGGTCGCTGAACCTGCCGCCGATCGAGGTGTACGACGCCCGGGTCAAGGTCGACGGCACCTCGACCCGCATCACCCCGGCGAACATGATCGCGCTGCTGCCCGAGCCGGGTCCGACGACCGCGGCCGCGCCGACCGAGCTCGGCGCGACGCTGCTCGGCACGACCGCCGAGGCGCTCGAAGCCGAGTACAACCTCGTCGCGTCCGAGCAGCCCGGCATCGTCGCGGCGACGTACAAGTCGAAGGACCCGATCCGGCTGTGGACGCACGCCGCGGCGGTCGGTCTGCCGATCCTGCGCGAGCCGAACCTGACGTTCCGTGCGCAGGTGCTCGCATGAGCCGGCGACTGATCGCGTACGTGCATGTCGACGGGACGGCGTACGGGCCCGGCGACGAGGTGCCCGCCGCGGTCGCGAAGCGGATCGGCGCGCACGCGTGGGAGGACAGCGACCAGGGCGGCGACTCGTCGACGACCGAGACGCCCACGCCCACGGGCGGGGGCGCGGCCGCGGGCGAAGCGCCGCCGCGGTCGGGTCGTGGGTCCGGGGTCGAGGCGTGGCGGGCGTTCGCCGCTCAGCACGACCTCGACGTCGACGAGGACGCGTCGCGCG